AACCGTTGCAAGTGCAGCCACCATCGCACCGACAACGCAGATCGTGTTTGTTTCAGGCACAACCGCAATCGACACGATCACCGCACCGACTGGAATTGCAACCACAGGCGGACAGGTCACACTTATTCCTACAGGCATCTTCACAACGACCACCGCAGGAAACATCGCACTTGCATCAACTGCAGTTGTCTCTCGTGCGCTGATAATGTCCTATGACGCAACGACCACAAAGTGGTATCCATCCTATTGAGAAAACTATGCCTGAACCAATTATTCCTATCGTCATCGAAACTACTCCACGCACACCTGAGCAGATCGCACAGGACATAAAGGCTTGTCACGACTCGGTTGCCCTCATCAATCAGATCGTTGCGGACAATCAACACAGCAACGAGATCCACGACACCGTTGATCGCAATGTGCGACACCTTCGGAGTTACCTCACGCTGCAACACATCATGGAAAACGCAACGACCGCAGACAAAATGGCATTCGCAGACGCTGCAACGCTCGGCGAGAATTGGGTATAAACAGCAATGCCAATTCAAGCAGCCAGATCAATTACCGCGCAGAACCAATGGACAACTCCAATTGGCATCAACGGCTGGTTTAATGTGTCCATATCCAACGCTGCTGGAGGGACACTTGGCGGGACAACTGTGACCGTTCAAAGATCTTGGGATGGCGTCACATATTTTGATGTAGACAAGTGGACAAAGACTTCTGAAGATGTAGGATTTGAGCCTGATCTGACTTGGTACACGATTGGTGTAAAGACAGGTGAGTATGTGGCAACCTGTTATGTTGCAATTTCAGTCCTTGGAAGTATGAGGTCATAAATGAACATGGATCAGACATTTCTAAATTGGATCTTTGCAGCGGCTGGTGCAGGTGCTGGGTGGGTACTAAAAATTATTTGGGATGCGATCTGCGAACTTAAAAAAGATTTGCGACAAATTGAACGAGATCTACCAGTGGTTTACACACGCAAGGACGATTTCAAAGAAGAAGTTCGTGAACTAAAAGAAGATATGAAATTGGGATTTAACAAGATAGAGGCAACATTGAACGCGTTGTTCAAGAGGTTGGATCGGACACCATAATTGGAGATACAAATGAAACAAGATCAAATTGCAGGAATCGTTCGGGCAGTCGTAGCAGCAGTTGGCGGTTACTTTATCGGCAAAGGTATGGTTGACGCAGCGAATGTAGAAATCATCGCTGGCGCGTTGGCAACACTCGCAACCGCAGCCTGGTCTGTTTGGGCGAAGAAGGCGTGATTGAAATCTTCTTGGCGATTGGAGCGATTCTGCTCGTTGGTTGGATTATTCAAACGCTGGTGTCTACAGCAAAAAAAAGTGGGTCGATGGAATCTGCACTTGAACAGGCTCGAAAAGCGCAGGAGAAACTAAAAGATGCGACAGATGCTGGCATTGCTTCTTCTAATCACAGTGACACTCATGACGGGTTGCTCGAAGACGATGGCAACAAGCGGGACTGAATGCGCTGTGTGGATTCCTATTACTTGGTCTTCTCGTGACACGCCAGAAACGATTAAACAAATCAAGGCGAGTAATGCTCGTCGCAAAGCATGGTGCGAAGGGGTGGACACGCCCCCACCACAAACTGATCTACCATAGTGACTGATCTTTCTTTGTTTGGCGTTGAGCCATCCACTTGTGTCATGCGAAAACCCCCAGATTTGGTCTGGGGGCTTTCGTTTGTGATGCCAATCTTTGATCAACCGAAACTGTTTGTCATCTCAAACTTCTCGATGTCAGTCAGTTTGTAGAGAATCCGTGAGCATTTCTGATCGCCGATCTTTACATAGGGTGGACCGATCTGCTTCCACCGCCAGGTCTTTAGGCATTGCTCAGTAATTTTCCACCGAGCCGCCAACTCTTTAGGCTTCAGCATTGTCATCTCCGTCATCACCCACCTCCTGTTCTTCAACCTTTGCCATTGACTGTTTAAGTCGGCTAGCAGGGACTGGTTGAATGGACTCTTGCAACTGGACTGGAGGAGCGAAACCAGTCACCTCAGCCTCTGACGCAAAGACCTGATCGATGTCCGCTGACGATGGCAATCGCTTGCACAGTCTGCGGATGACAGTCTTCTTCGCCATCTCATCGAACCACTGTGTCCAAGGTCCAGCGCCACTAGCGCGACTGGATGCCCTGACCTTCTCGACTTGATCGATGGTCATGACCTCACGGTAGACACCGCCATCCTTGGTTTTTGCGATGGCGTAGACGGCAATGATGTCTCCCTTTAGCCGTCCAAGATACGGCTTGTGTGAGATCTTCTCGTCGTCCCCTAAGGTGAAGTCAAAGATGTCCTTCTCGAACACCACATTGGCAGAGATCGTCAAGAGGTCTCCGCTGTTGCGGAGTTTCTTGAGAATGCCACCAATCATGGGCATGTACTGAATCTTCTGACCAAAGACAACCAAGGCGGCTTCTCGACCGTCGAGCATTAAGCCATCCTGAGCCGCCTTCATGCAAGCACCTAGCAAACTGCGCCGATCACCTTGCAACAGCGCAGGGTTCATCTGCACCGCCGTCATAGTGGTGCGGACAAACTTCTCCGCCGTGATCTGCGTTGGCAAGGCAGCCGTGAAGTCAGGTTGCATCTTGACAAGTGTTGACCTCATCGCCTCAACTGGACTAATTGTAATTTCACTCATTGTCCTTGCTCCTCTCCGTGTGAACGACTGAAATACATGTCTTCAACCCTGAGTTCAGGGTTGTTCAGGATGTCTTCCGCTGTGGCAAGACGAGCGACGATGTCACTTGTGCAAGCCTTGATCGCCTTTGATTTGGATTCTGCCCTGATGAGCAGATCGCCAGTTCGTGTCGTAACTAGATAAATCTTCAATTTAGCCTTCTTTCTTTGCTGTAAACTTAAACATTCGATACCCCTTACGAGACCCAACAAGGGTCCCGACCATGTCTTGTGTAATCATTGTGCCGACTGAATCCTTGGTGAACCCGCATAAAATGGATCCAAGAGGAGACAGCACCTTCGACGCGCTGCCAATGCGTTCGAGGATCTGCGCCTTGGTCGCCTTCTTCAGGTCATCGTATGAATCAGCCTCAGCCGATACATGACGATATTGCTGAATCAATGCGTCCAAAGATTCGTCTGACTTTGCGATAAGGTTCGCATCGACATTCTTGCTGAGCCTGTCGATGATGAAGTCTGCATCCTTGGTGTAATCGGCAGACGGTGGACTGTTTGAGTCAACCCGCTGCCAAAACGCTTTGACCTTGGCGCGTATGTCAGCACCAATTTCTTTGTCTCGAAGTCGAGTAATGGACACCTTGCGGTTGCCACCGACGAGCGCAACGAGGACACAGTAATCAATGTCAGCCACCTCCATTTGATGCTGGATCTGAAGTTCGATGTGTTCAGGCGCTTCGATGTTGCCAGCGCCGTCATCGATCCAATTCTTGTTGAACGCAAGGCTGTCAACATTCTTGATTTCAAGAAGCCCTTGCTTTCCCGAAGAATGTCCAGCGTCGATGATGAAGTCAAAAGATGAACCAATCCTTGCGTCAGGTTGTCGCATGTAACAACCCAACTTGCTGACAGTCCAGCCCGAATCTTCGGCTGCACCGATTGCAATTGACGACTCAAGGCGTTTGCCCCAAGTCATTCTTTCGTTCTCTTCAATGCGAACGACCACACCATCTTTCTTGGTGTGAAACAATTCGTACTCGGTGAGATATGGAGATAGTCCATAGAGCGCAGAGACTTCCGTTGAAGTGATGTCCTTCATTCGTTCTTGCAACCACGATTCTGTGTTGACGAATTCGATCTTTTCAATTGTTGGTTTCATTCGTACTCCTCAGTTGCTTCTACAATTAATTCATCAAGGTCATCAAAGAATTTAAGAAAAATGTTAATTGTTTCGTCGTTTGAATTGCCCTTTTTAAAGAATGTAATTTTCTCTATGCTTCTTTGCAGTTCAGGCTTGTTTCGAAGATCGACGACAGCCTCCATGTATTCTGAGCCTTGGCGCATTTTTTTCATTTGTGCTTTCCTTTCTGATAATCTGTGTTGACGACATCGTCAGGTATTGACGAATCATTGACGAACCAAGAGACCGCAACGAGTGCGACGATAAAACCGATGCATAAAATCATGCTTCTCCTTTTGGTGGGCTGAAGGTTTCTGAACAGGCACTTCCGTGGTTTGCACCACCGCAAGCGCATTCGCAGTTGTGACCTCTGGCTCTTCGACAGCGGTCATCACACTTGTGAAGACTAGGATATTTGGCGTATGAAATTGCTCGGCAAAATTGACGCAAGACTGGATCTCTAGGCTTGTAGACTGCAAACCATCCTGAGACGGATGGCTCAAGACCAACAAGGTCTTCAGGAGTAAATCCCCAATCTACAAAATTTGAGCGGTGAATTACGGCGCAAGATTGCGCTGGCATTTCTTCGCCATTCTTGTTAAAAAATTTGGTCGTCCGATTTTTTACTTTGCGGTGGATGTTGTTTGGGTTGCACATAGTTAGATCGTAATAGGTATCGGCAAGTATGTCAAGGGTACTTCAGTGTGGATATAAGTTTTTTTTATTTGTCTAAAAAATGTGTTGACGGATCGCCATAAATGTCGTTATCGTGTGCAAGAGAGGTACCCGTGATCCAGTTACAACTACCATTTCCACCCACAGAATTGTCCCCAAACAAGCGTTTACACTGGGCTGCGCTGGCAAAAGCAAAGGCTAATTATCGCACGAAATGCCACCTTTTGACAAGAGATCAGCATCCAGAAAAGGCGAAATTCGGTCAGGATTTTGACCTGACAATGGTCTTTGTGCCGCCCGACCGCAGACAATATGACCGTGACAACCTGATCGCCCGAATGAAGTCGGGGCTGGATGGCATGTGCGATGCGCTGGGGATCAATGACAATCAGTTTATGTCAGTCACCGCAAGGTTGTCGAAAGACAGTCTCGGTGGCTTTGTTCAGGTTTCTATTCACCCTAACTTTGGAGAAAATTATGACGACTAAGATTTATGATTTATGTGCGAAAATTGGCAAGTACACAGGTGCCGATGGCAAGGAAAAAGGTCGCTGGCAGAATGTCGGAGCAGTCATGCAGAATGACGATGGCGGCAAGTTCATCATGCTTGCGCGTTGGTTCAACCCCGCAGGTGTTCCTGACCTAACTGGCAAGGGTGGCGAGTCAATTCTGCTGTCTATGTTCCCGCCGAAGGATGGCGAAATGCCAGCCCGACAAATCAACGAGGATGCACCTGCCTATGTCCCTCGTCAAGAAGATCAAGAGCAGATCACTCGCCAACTGGCAAGCGTTGTTGTCAAGGCACCTACACCAGCGCCAAAGAAGATTGCACCAGTTGCCGTTAAGCCTGAAGAGGACTTGCCGTTCTAATGAACCACGCAAACCTCCCATTTCATTTGTATGTCCGTGTGCCCAACTGGGTTATCACTGACGGCAAGGTCAAAGATGGCTTTACAAGAGGCATTTGGTGGGGGGTTTATACTCGTTTGGGTCAGCATGTCATGACCAACATCCTGCTAGAAACTGGCGCAAATTGGACTGGAGTCGCAGTCAAAGATGTTTGTCTTGATGAGGACTGTCCGCTGCCTGTTGATTCAGATGCACCGCTATTTCCTTGGACTGCAATGGGCAGTGATGTTTATGCATTCCACGCGAATTATCTTGAGGGTCTGATGGTCACTGATGTCCGCAAGAATTTGGTTTTGGGGCGGCATACTGGCATCGTGATTGACTGGAGTGATGGGTTTAGTATGTATCCAGCCGAACACAAGCCGTTGAATCTAATCGCCTGTAATCGGCATAACGGGTTCGCATTGCTGCCCAACAATTTTTGCCAGTTCCAAGACAAGCACTTTGTTGTCAAGGGCGAACACACCGTACTGAAAAATTACAAACGGCAATCTGAAGTCTATTGGGAATGACCTCCCAGGGCAGGTGCGTTGCCGAGCCAGAGCGCACTTGCCCTTTTTGAATAAAGGATTCGTATGAATAAAAGTCCGTGGATCAAACTTTGGGTGTCCGACATCGTCGCATCGTGTAGCGATATGTCGGCTGAAACTTTTGGCATTCACATGAGGATGATCCTCTATTCTTGGGACCGTGGATACTGCCCAAGTGACACCAAGAAACTCAAATCCATTACAAATTTTAAACATTTCCGTTCGCTTTCTGAAGCAGTTGCTCGATGGAAAGCAGTCAGGATTCCTTCTGTTTCTGAGGTTGTCCTCATTCACCAAAGGGTCGAGGAGGAGAGACAGAAAATGCTAGAATCATCGCAGAAAATGACTGAAAGATCGCAGAAGGCAAACGAAGTCAGGTGGAAAAAGCCGATCCTCGTTGGATCCCACGGTGGGATCCTTAATTCATCCTTAGAGGATCCCATGCTAGATGCTATTGCTATTACCAGAAGTAATTCAATTACTGTAAATACAATTCAAAGGGAATTGCTCTCTCCAATTGCGGAGAGCGAAAAATCTCTAAAAAAACAACCAACAAAATCCGACCACATTTCTTGGTCAGTTGAAACCAGTTGGGTTGGCATCAACGACATCGACCGAGCAGGTTGGCATGTCGCATTCCCAGCCGTCAACATCGAACAGGAGTTGCAAAAGATGACCGAGTGGTTGATTAGCAACCCAACGCAAGCCCGTAAACGGCTCTGGAGGCGTTTCTTGACCAATTGGCTATCACGGAGTCAGGAACGAGGAGGAACGCGTCAGAATGTCTCTACGGCGTTTCCTAGGAATTTGGAATCTAACTTTTAAGAAAGGCACATATGCAAGACGAAAGAACTTGGGAGCATAATGAGATAAGAATCCGCCAAATGTGGAGTCGAGCCGACTGGGGAGATGAAAACAACGAGTTGCGGAAGATGTTCAAGAAGCAACTCCGTGGACTCAATCAGGTGTACTTGTATGACGCAATCGACGATCACAAGATGTCTAGCGCGTCTTGGACTCCTGAAATCTCACAGATCATTAAAGCCTACGGCAAGATCGAGGAGGCAAGACGGTTTCGACCTTCAGGTCCAACACCTGCCAGCGCAAAGTGGTGGGTTGACTTTGAGCGACCATCCAAACACACAGGGTTGCCCTACAAGTTCTCGACCGACTGCCCCGACCGAACCACAGCCGAGTCCTATGCCAAGCAAGTTGGTGGTCGAGTTCGCAACCATTCGCAGGAAGATCCAGCCCAAGACGATGGACTACTCAACCTCATCCTGTCAACGCCAAGGGAAATTGTCAGGTCAGTCGTCAACGCACTTCGAGCAGAAAGGTACATCGTCAGTCCACTTCCATCAAATATATCCGAGTGGAATCAAGCCGCAATTGGAATGGTTGCACACAGAATTCAGGTGGCGAAATGAACACCCAAGAATTTAAAGAATATAAAAACGAGTTGGGGCAAACTTTGCAAGATCTACAAACAAACTTGTGGCATTATCGAGATGTCAAAAACAAGTCTTGGGCTGATTATTGGCGCAACAAGTCACTCGAAAGATTGCTCATCGCAAGGCTTGCAGATCTTGATTCAGCACAAGCAGAAATTGCCATCGTTGAGATGCAAATTGAAATGAGGAACTACAAGAATGGACTATGAGAACCCAATCAAACTTCGTCACGATCCTCTCATTTGGCTCGAAGTCGAGCGAGATTTTAATCACGATCAGCGCATCGTCGGAGGATGCAATCTTGCCATCAACGAAATTAAATCGCTTCGATCATCGATCAGAGAACTGCAAAACAACACCAAGCCAACCAAAGAAACCCTGCTCGAATACATCGACGCATTTCGTCGCGCTGGCACATCAATTCTGATCACATCCAACTTGAATCACGAACAGATGATGATCGCTCGAAGCGAACTCAACAAACTGATCAAAAGGAAACTGTGAACATCACACTCGAACCATATGAAATCATCATGGGCGCAATGGTCGGCGTTCGTCGCCGTGTTTCATCCATCGCCAAGAAACTTGACCGTGGAAGCACACAAGGCGATCCCTGGGGCATCGATGTCGAAGGCGCACTAGCCGAAGTCGCAGTTGCCAAAGCACTGGGAATCTATTTCTCAGGATCCGTGGACACATACAAGTCGCCAGACCTCGCTGGCATTCAAGTCAGGTGGACTCCACTCGATCAAGGCAGGTTGATTGTTCGAGACAATGACAATGACAACGAAAATTACATTCTTGTGACTGGCACCTGCCCCAACTACAAAATTAGCGGATGGATCGAAGGATTTAATGCCAAGGATTCCCAATACATTTCTGCACCAAACGGGCGAAGCGCAGCCTACTTTGTTCCACAAGAAAACCTAAAGCCAATGAGGATCTACACCAAATGAGATATCTATCCGTTTGTTCGGGCATCGAAGCCGCATCGGTTGCTTGGCATCCACTCGGCTGGACACCAATTGGCTTTTCAGAAATCGAACCGTTTCCTTCAGCAGTTCTCGCACACCACTATCCAAAGGTAAAAAACTATGGCGACATGTCAAAATTCAGAGATTGGTCTATTCGGTCAGGAGATATTGATCTCCTCGTTGGAGGAACTCCCTGCCAATCCTTCTCAATCGCAGGACTCCGACAAGGACTCAAAGACCCACGCGGAAACCTTATGCTCACATTTCTCGCAATTGCTGAACATCTCAAACCCAAGTGGATCGTTTGGGAAAATGTCCCTGGAGTCCTGTCCTCCAACGGAGGAAAAGATTTTGGTTCCTTCCTCGGAGGGTTGGGGGAACTGGGGTATGGGTTCGCCTACAGAATTCTTGACGCTCAATGGTGCAGAACACACGGGCATCCACGAGCCGTGCCGCAACGCAGACGGCGTGTCTTCGTTGTCGGATGTGCTGGAGATCACATCGGTCCCGCAAAGGTTTTATTTGAGCAAGAAAGCATGCTCAGGTATTCTGCGACGCGCAGCTCGTCGAGGCAAGGAACTTCCGCCGATGTTGCTAGCTGCCTTAGAAGCGGTGGCGATGGTGGAGTCCCAAGTAGTCGAGGAGAACACCTGACATTTTCTGCGCCAATTGCCAGCACCTTGAACGCATCATTTGCAGACAAGCAAGGGCTTGAAGATCAACATGCGCTGAACGGTGCACCGTGCTTTGTGATCGATGTTCCAGTTAAACAACCAACTTGGTGGGACGGAGAAAAAACGGCAAACACTTTGACAAAATCAAATTCCAATGGAACGCAACGGATGCCTGATAAAGATAATTTTGGCGCATTATTGCAACCCATTTATTGCGGAAGCAATCCAAATGCTTCGGACACGGTCACATCGAAGTGGCAAAAGCAAAGTGGCGGTCCAGCTGGAAGTGAATGCGGTTTGTTTGTGTTGCAACCAATCACCGCAATCCTGTTTGAAAACCATCCCAATGACAGCCGAATCACCGGTCCGCACGATGTTGCGCCGAGTTGCGTTTCTCGATACGGGACCGGCGGAGGAAATGTGCCACTTGTCATCCCAATTCAAGACTCAAGAGTGATCGAGAAAAACCAAAATGGAATCGGCGTTGGAAACGAAACATCTCCTGCTTACACCATCGATCAAACTGGCGCACAGGCAGTTGCAATTCAAGGAACGGTGATTGGTCGGCAAGATCACAACGGACCTGGCGGTTCGGGATGCTCTGATACTGGTGAAATGTATACGCTGACTAGCCAAGATACGCATGCCGTGGCAATTGTCGGTCAAGTCGATTGGCGCACAACGAATAATGATGCAGGTCAAGTATCGCAAACTTTAAAAACTGATTTGGCGCACCAAAGCGGACCGTGTTTGGCAGTTGCGCCAACGATGCAAGTTCGCCGCCTGACTCCAACAGAATGCGAACGGCTGCAAGGATTCCCCGATGGTTGGACGGCGATCCCTTGGAAGAAAAAGAACGCAGAGGACTGTCCCGATGGACCTCGATATAAAGCCTTGGGAAATTCGATGGCAGTCAATTGCATGGAATGGCTTGGAGAACGAATCCAAAAATTTGATCAATCCTCCCTATGTCAATTGCCGTGAAGAGAAACGGGTCTCGAAGCAACATTTTCCAAATCGACGCGCAGGTGCTGGGCAAAGTCCCAAAAGCCCAGTCAGCGCAGATCGATTCCGAAGCGTTCTAAATTTGGACTGACGGTAGGACTTCCGAAGCAAAAGAACGCTCCACAGTCGATCCTGCGAGGCACGATTGCCAGCGTGAGCAATGAGAGCAGGAATAAAAAAAGCCCCTTTCGGGGCAGGAATCATTGTGGCGCAGACACCACATACAACCCCATATTTTTCTTCAGGATTGTTCGTGGCGTGAACTTGGTGCAACATAGACTTGATTCCATTCGCTACCGATGTTAAACAAACCAAGACTTCTTTGGTCGTTAAACAGACCAAGACTTATTTGCATCCTTTCGTCCAAGACGACTTCGTAAAAACCACCCCCCACAGGATGAATACCACTGTCGTATCGTGCAGGATGGTTCTCGACTTGTTCCGCCGTGAGATTAAGTCCGTGCGTAGTCACAAGATTTCTCCAACCCTTTGGCATTTTTCTTACTGCCACATCAACCATCCTCAACACTAACGCATACTTGTGCGAATAGATTGCGAGGATTTCATTAGAATCGTTTGTCGTAGTCTTTGTCATTTGTAATTTCTTTCTTGGTTTAAGACTGAATGAATACAGTCGAGTTGTTGAGTTCGGCGACCACATCGCAGTTGGAATAATTTTCGAGTTCGTCGGTGTCGGAATTCTCGACCTCGACATACTCGCAACAGATAGCGATGACATCGAGTTCGATTTCTGAACCCTCGTCAGCGGGGACATCTCCCTCTGCCTCTGTGATGTAATTGAAGATGGCTACGAGAGCCTCACGGGAGAATTGATCTGCTCTCGATGAGTTGCGGAATTCGTCCAGGAAAATTTGTTCGGTCACGGTGATTTTCATTTGATGCCTTTCTTTGTGTGTCGAAATTTCTGCGGAGTTGCAGACTCTTCCCCCCTGCCAAAGGGAGTCGAGTGCGGAACTACACGATTGATTCAGTCGTTGGTGCGAGTGCCATTCCCCCTGCGCCATAATGCGCCATCTCGATAGCAAGCGTTCAATTCCAATTCGATCACGATGATGTCGTCGGCGAATTCCATCCACCAATCTCGTCTGATGCTGTAATAGGTTGCGTGTTCTCTCAATCCGTGAATGAGAGCCTTTCTCGCTTGCGCTTCGGTTCGACCGTATGCAGAGAATGAGAAATTTGGCGATTCAAGTTGCGCGTTAAATATGTTCATTTGAACTCCTTGTAGAGAAATCGTCCGAGTAGGACAGTTGCATTGTTTTCTTCCTTCCAACCCATTGAAGCCCAATCGCCAAATTCATCGATGAAGTCTGAAACCCGATCTTGCACGGTGATGTCGATGCAGTCCACATCTTCAAAAAATTCTTCTGTGGACATTTGTTGCGAGAGAATCGAATGAGCAAAGCCCATCCATTTTTCTTCAATGACTGCTCTGTCAAACTCTCGTTGTCGTGCGACGATGCGCGTGGAATTATTGTGTTGCTTTTTCATATGTGTTGCCTTTCTTTGTTCAGTCTTCAATTGCGGTTTCAACGAATGTTGCAACAAACTTGCACAGAATTGTTGCTCGTTCTTTGACGTTGTAACGCTTCCAAATCTCTGCGTATGAGAGACCAATCCCCTGATCCAATGATATTTGGCAAATCAATGGTTTGTGAAAATTGTCAGCGACGAAATAGTCCATCGTGCCACCATCAATGAATCCCAACGACTCCATCACAGGAAAAAGCGCAGAATCCATATCTGCATTCCTTGCTGATGCTTTGATGGTCTCAATGAGATTCTGTGATGCCACCTCATACGATCCATCGTCAGTATCGACGATGAGCATTCTGTTATTGTGCAAATCTGTTTCCAACACGATCATCATTTCGTTCACCGCTTCGACAATTGTTGAACCTTGATTCTTGGCGATTTGCTTTGCGACCTGAAGTACGGTTTTCTTTACTTTCGACATTGCGTTTTCTTTCTGCCTTTCGGCGGGTGTCCAAATTTCTGCGGAGTGCAGATGTGAGAAGTCTACAAGGTAATCGACTGTATGCAAGAGTATTCTTTGGTATTTATCAAGATTTATCGGAAATGCCTATTTTTATAGATATTATTTTTTGCTATTGACATCGATTTTGGGGTGATTAAAGTGATGGAATGACAGTAATTGGAATGAATGAGAATGGATATCGAATCGGAATGTCTCATCAAAATTGCACTATTTCACAGGAAATCGTGGACAAAATGAGAGATATGCACGAGGATGAAATGGTTGGATATCGAAGGCTTTCTGCGATATTTGGCATCAGAAGGTCAACTGTTCAGAAGATTTGCAAGTACTACATTCGAGCGCAAACACCGAGTAAATGGAGGAGAATCAATGGCTAGAGTGACAAGACCGTCGAAGGAAAATGCGCCAAAAAGTGCAGGAAGACCGACGAAATACAATGCGAAAATTGCCGATGAGATTTGCGAAAGACTCGCATTAGGGCAGTCTTTACGAGAGATTTGCAGAGATCCAAAAATGGTCGGAATGGCGACTGTGATGAGATGGATAAGAGAAGATCGTGAAGATTTCGACATCAAGTACACACGGGCGAGGGAATTACAGGCTCATACTTGGGTCGATCAAATGAAGGATTTGGCAACATCATTGCCCGAAAAAAATCCATTGACAGGATCGTATGACAGCGCAAGCGTGAACCACATTCGTAATCAAGTGATGACCCTGCAATGGCTAGCAATGAAGTTAAATTCCAAGCGATACGGCGATCAGGCTCGACTCTCACACGATGTTGCAGGTGGATTAAATCTGCGCGTAATCACGGGCGTTCCTGATGCCAGCGACGAAGCAAACTGACATCGAGATAAAGTATTCGCCTCGCCCTTGGCAGAAGAAATGTCATAGGAAATTGAAGCGATTCACTGTGCTTGCACTACATCGTCGTGCAGGAAAAACAGAACTTGCGTTGATGCAACTGATTAATTCCGCATTGAAATTCGATAAGGATCAAGGCTTCTTTTGCTATGTCGCACCGTTCTTGTCGCAGAGCAAATCGATTGCTTGGGCGAGGTTGAAATTAAAACTTGAACCGCTTCGATTGCTCGATGCGATCATCATCAATGAATCAGAATTGTCCATCAAATTCAAGCACAATTTGAGCGTAATTCGACTATTCGGTGCTGACAATCCTAATGCGATGCGAGGCTTGCGGATAGACGGCGTAGTCATTGATGAGGTAGCGCAATGCAAGCCTGAAATTTGGAGCGATGTATTGCAACCTGCAACATCGGATCGACACGGTT